ATGACGCCGGTCTTATAGTCCTTGACCTTGACATCGACGATGCCGGCGATGTGGATCTTCGAGCCGGAGGTCAGCGCGCCCTCGTACTCGCGGTTCGTCAGGCCAGTCAGGACAGCCTGGTTGCGGAAGCTCTCCAGGATCGATGCCGACCAGATTTCGGGGATAAAGTTCGTGTTAGCCATTGCTGTGGCTCCTTTCACGGGCTCGCCGTCAGGCGAGGCCCATCATGCGGTTGAGTTGGCCCGAACGACGGGCCTCGTTGATCTGCTCGGCACTCATGGTCTTGAGGTCCTCGCGTGTGAGCTGCTTGCTCGACCTGATTTCGTCACCCTTATGTCCCGCGTCGGATGCCGGCGCGCCCTTCGGGGTCTGCGCGCCGCGCCACTCCAGCAGACGGTCCGCACACGCTTCGAGCTCCTCCAGCGTCGAGCCGGACAGCAGGTCAACGTCGACGCCCTTCGCCGCGGCGACCTGCGCTCGCGTTGCCTGGACTTCGAGAGCCTGGGCGCGGGCCTCAGCCTGCGCAGCCTTATCGAGAGCCTTCTGCAGCTCCGATTTGCTCTCCTCCTCCTGCTCGTCGAACAAGCGCGCCTTCTCAGCGTTCTCCTTCGCCCGAGCCTCGTTCTGGCGCGACAGCTTCTTCCACCTCTTCGCTTCTGCTTCCCAGTCCATCGGCTGCTCCGTTTCGGTAGTAGCCTCCGTGCCCTGAGTGTCGGTCGTCTCGCCGCCCGTAGGCGTGTCATCGGCCTCGACGAATCGCAGATGCGGTCGGTCCGTCAGGTGAATCTTCATGGTCGATCAGTCCTCCCGTTTCGGGTAGCCTCCCCCGCGAGCGCCGTTGCGGCCTCGGCGGGGCTTGATTGTGCGACTGCGGGTTTAGGCGTTACGCCTTATCCGCTGTGCCGCCTTGCTTCGGGGTTTTCGGTTCTGCCCACGTCAAAGTGGCGCCGTACTCCCCGTGCGCCTCGACTCGGATTAGCTTCCGGTAGTCGGGCGTCCTGCCTCCTCGGTCGGCTTCGCCGAGCCGTTCGGCAGCGATCTGGTGAACCTGCTCTAGGCGGTCCTCGTCGATGACCTGCTGTCCTGCTGCTTCGGGCGGAAGCGGCTGCACGTCACAGTCGCAGCCCGGATGGATCGGCAGCAGATCTTCCTTGTAATAGCGCTGCGTCGAGGCGACGACGCAGAGGCCGCAGTTCTCGCGGCCCGTGAGCACACGCCGGTAATACGAGCCAGCGTCCGGGTAGGCGCGCAGCACTTGGCGAGATGCGCGGACCTTCGCGAGCTGAGCGTCGCCTCCGATCAGCTGAGTCAACCTCAGTCGCCCCTCAGAGACCGCCTGCTCGACCGGCTTCCCGTCTGATAGCGCCTTGTAGACATCGACTGCCGGACGGCGGTACACCGTCCGAGGATCGACACCGCGAGCGCCGAGGACATCCGTCTTATCGAGTGGTGGGACGACGAGCTTCCAGCCGAGCTCGTGTGCGCAGCGCGCGAGGTAGGCGCGGGTCAGGTCAGCGATGCGGAGCTGACCGGCGGTGACCCTGGGGACGAGCGCGTCGATCATCTCCTCGACGGCGCCCGCCCTGTAGTTCGGCATCGAGTCCCAGTAGGCCTCGCCGAACTTCGTGATCTGTGAGCGCACGGCGTGGACCTGGGAACTGTAGACACTCGTGAGGTCGTCCAGGTCCGTCATGCTCACTTCTCCTCAAGGTCGGCTGACTGCGTTTCAGGCAGACGCAGGGCGACGGGCACTGCGCCAGTGAACTTGATTCCGTCGAGGCCGACGACCTGAGCTGCTGACTCCGGTGCGACGCCCGCACGGATTGCTGTGCCGAGTGCGTCGAACTTGGTTTTCAGCTCAGAAGGATCCCCCCCCCCGTGACCGGAGGCTGCGCCTCATCGGTCGGCTGGGGGTTGTCCTGCAGGGCGAACGCGAGAGCCAGCTGCTCTTCGGCGCGGCGCTGCTTGTCCTGAGCGATCTGCTCCGGCGAGTAGCCGAGGATATTCCGCTGGATCGTCTCCAAGGCTTCGCCCGCGTTGCGGGCCTGAACTGCTGCGGCGTACTTCTCCGTGAGGGAAACGGCGTGAGGCGGGACAAACAGCACCTCGACGGTTTCGGTCTCGTCAAGGTCGATTCCCTCGACCGCGAGCGCGCGCACCATGAGGTAGGCCAGTGCCGGCTTGAATCGCTCGATCCGGTCCTCAGCCTTGGACAGGAGCGCCTTCTGCGGCTGCTCGGCGCCCGAGGCTGACTGGTTAGCCGAGTCCGGAAGCATGATCGACAGCGGGGTCGATGTCTCGACCGCGAGCTCGCGCCAGTCATCTTTCGTGGCGTTGAGGATCTCGGTGATCTGCGTCTGGGAGGACTCCCAGATTTCGACGCCGGGAGGAAGCTCCCAGAGGGCGGCGGGCGACGGCTCGAAAATCTTCTGGTAGTCGATCTCGTTCCCGGCCTCGTCCTCAGCGGGCAGGCCCGCCGAGCCTTCGGCGCTCTTGAGCGCGCGCTGCCGGAAAGCCTGCATCGAGATAATGACCAAGCGCTGCAATGTCTGCCAGTTGATGCGGTCGATCAGGTCGAGGACGTTCTCGAATTCGCCCTCGCCGAACCTGTTCTCCAGAACGACGACGGGCGGCGCGCCCTCGAACGCTTGCTCGCCGCCCTCTTCCTGCCGCCAGCCGGACGAGACAGTCGAGATCAGCGCCTTCGAGTCACTGTAGGCCGATCGCGAGAACGAGGTTCGTTTCCCTGGTGTCCACATCACCAGATGATCGATGCCCGCCGCGGAGTCGCGCCAGACCTTCACAGCCGCGAGCGCACGCCAGGGCCGGACCGGATCCGGCTCCACGTACATATGCTCGGGGCGCTCGTAGGTCACGCAGGCCCGCCCGTCCTCGTCTTGGGTGACGAGGAGGTAGCCGCGCCCGAGGGTCGCGGCGTCCCAGATCGCGTCGGAGAACGCTACCTTGAGGCGGTTGTCGCGCCAGATCCTGGCTGCTGCCAGCGCTGCCGGCGTCTTGTCACTCGAACCGACGGTCACGCCGTTCGGAATGAGGCGGTCGACGAGCGCGGAGACGACGAGCTTGCCGGGGCTCGTGCGCGCGCGACGCTGGAACTTGATCCAGGCCTTCGCCAGGTTTGGCCCCATCTCCGGTAGGGGACTGGTGCCGTTGGTGTAGGAGCGCAGCAGGTCCGTCCGTGCGCGGGCCTTGTCCATCTTGGCGGTGAGGTAGGAGAGCCACTCCTCGGGGGTCTTGTTCATGAGGTGGGGCCTCCTTCCCCAGTGCGTTTGTTAGTAGAGTCGTCGCGGAGCGCGGCGTGCCGTCGGCCTGGCAGCACCCTTACCGACCGCGTCGAGGCCGGCCTTATAGGCGAACATCGCGCCCCAGGTTGCGTCGATCTTGGAGTAGTCCTGATCGTCGGCTGGCTTGACGAGCACGTATCCGGCCTGTCGCGGGGACTTCCTCGCGTTGAGGAAATGCGCGGTCATCGTCGGGTCGCCGTCGTAGGTGATGAGGCCTTGGTGTATCGCTGAGAGCAGCTGAGCGAAGTTCTCGCACGTCTGAGAGACGTTGCGCTGCGGGTAGCGGATAGGCTCCGCAGCGCTGATCTTCGCGCGCAGGCGGCGCGAGTATTTCGCCTCCCAGGTCTTGACGTCCTGTGCCCAGCCTGCCGACGGGTCGGCGTAGAAGCCAACCACGTTGTAGCGCTCGAAAGCGTCTCGCACGGTCTGCTCGATCTCCAGGCGCGGCGGTTGCCAGCCCTCGCCTGCCGGTCCGTCCGGCTGCGTCCAGATCCCCCCCTTGAACAGGTGTTTCTGCGTGATCGAGTAGCCGATGAGGACGGTCGCGTCGGCGATGCCGATCTTCCGGCCTTCCGATCCGTCGAACCCGAGCGTGATCGGCTCGGTTGACGAGATCGTCTTGCTGTGGTCCTCGATTGCGCGAAGCTCCGGCATTGTGAGCCAGGCGTCGGACGCGGAGTTGATCTGGTTGAGGAAGTCGGCGCACATGTCCGCCGGATCGTTATCCGGGTGCCAGAACGAGTCCGCGATGCGTTCCAAGTCGACCCAGCCGGGCTCGCACTCGGGGTCGTGGATTGCGCAGCCGCGCGGATCCCGAGCCGAGTCGCCGTAGGCGATCCGCAGTCCCTCGATGAGAGACTCGCGGTCCGTGATGTCCGTGTCGAGCGGCGCCTGCCTGTGGTCGTAGTAGAGGCCTCGCGAGGCTTCCTTCTTGACCTTCCCTGCCTTCACCAGCTCATAGAACCGCGCGGTGTTTTCAGCGACCGACCGCTCGCCGATCGTGAAAGCGTTCGGCGTCTCGATCGTCAAACCGCCGAGCTTGTCGGCGTTGGACCTTAGCGTCTTGGCGAGCTTCGGCCCGCCGTTGCCGGGTAGCCAGGTCTCCGTCTGGTCCATCACGGCCATTACGGCTTTGGCACCCTTGACGGAGGTCGCCGAGGACGTGCGCTTCTCGATACGCCCGCGCCGCAGAGCGACGAAGCTATCCATCGGGTCGATACCGTACTCATCCTCAGCTGGCGAGCCGCGAAGCATCTCCAGGAGAGGATCCCACGTGTTCGCAGTCTGATCGTCAGTCGTCGCCGTAACCTGCACGAGCGGCGTTCGCCGCGTCGACCACGGCACACCGACCGGCTGACCCTCAGCATCCCACCCGTCGCACAACACAGGCCCCATCGCTTCGGCGCAGCAGATCGCTGCGAGAAACGGGGACTTGCCCCAGCCACGAGGCCTGGACAGGACCGCACGCTGCTTGAGCCTGCGGCCCGTCTGCGGATCCAGCTCATACAC